TTCACCGTCAGCTAATGGCATACCGCCACCAAAGCCTGGGCCTGTACGATCGTTGTTGATTGAAGAGTCACCGTTGGAGTCAGTCAAGCCAGCTAAGCCAGAAGGCGATGCTGTTTGAGTTGCAGATGAGTCACCAGAGAATTTGGTGTCAGCTTCGTTGAACAGAGCTTCTGTTGAACCAGTTGTACCAGCAGAGTAACGTGACTTCATTGCAAAGATCAAGCCAGTTGGGCCTGTCATTGGCTGAACGCCGCAAAGATCATAAGCGATCATGTTTGGCATAGAACGGCGTACTAATGAAATCAGTACTGGGTCCCAGTTAGCAGCAGAAGAAGCAGTGTTAGCTGGAGTTTCAGCTAAGAAGTTTGCTTGGCCGCGCTCTTCAATCATTGCTTTTTCTTGGTTCTCAAGAATGACAGCTGTTACCGAACGGCGGTGGCTGTCTGTGATTGGACCAGCAGTTTCTTCATTGAGAACTGGAGCCCATTTTTTAACGAGATTGTCGTAAGATTGTTCCATAATTGGATCCTTAATTATTTTACGTGGTTTTTGATGGCAGTCAAGTAACGAGACATTGTTTCGGAGATTTCAGTAACTTCTGCGTCATCTCCATCAACTTCTTCTGCGATGCTTGCTTTTTTAGCTGCGAATACTGATTCTTTTACAACTGCTACTTTGTTAGCAAAGTCGTCGTCGAGATCAAAATCTTCAACCATTGTTCTGAGTTTGTCAGTTTGAGTGTCTGCTAAACCTTTAGCCGCTTCAGCAATAATTGCTTCACGCTTAAATGTTGATAACTCAGCAGATGCAGCAAGCGCGGCTTCTGTAAGTTCATTAACTTTCGCACTCATTTCTTCGACTTGCTCAGAAAGTTCGTCTACTAGGTCAATTTTGGACTCAGGAACATCTACATAAGATTCAGTGAACAAGGTTTTCAACCCTGTCATGAAACCTTCTGCGATTTCTGAACGAAGACCAGACTGGACAGCCAGTTTGTTTTCTTCCATCCAAGTTTCAACCACATAGTTTAGGTAGCTGTCAACTTTTTCTACAAGATCAGCTTTAGTAGTAGCAAGCTCTTCTTCTAGTTCGGTTGCATATGCTTCTTCAAGACGATCAATCTCTTCAGCCAATTTGGCTTTGACATTAGCTTCGAAAATAATACCAGCTTTTGCTTTGAACTCATCGCTCAAAGTTGCTTCTGACATCATCAACGAATCCATTTCGTCTTTGAATTGCACTTCAATATCTGCAGCTTCTTTGGCAGTCACTTTTACCATAGGATCAGAATTTTTCTTATCGCCTTTACGGGCTTTCGCCTTAGGGCCTTTGCCTTCTGCAGCTTTTACTGAAGCAACAGATGCCTCTTCAGCGTTTTTAGGATCGAGAGCTTCTTCCACAACGTTGTCGTCATCGAGCTCAACATCCTGATCTTCAATTTGGTCAGTCATAATTGACTCCTTAATTTTGTTTCATCAACGAGAGGAAATTCTTAAACTCACGAACTTGGGCCTCATAGAGGTCCGCGCGAGGAGCCTTCTTAATTTCAGTCTCCATTCTTTCAATTACTTGAGCTTCTATTACGCCGTTATTCCAGACCCAATCTACACCTTCCATTATTCCATTAACAAAAGCTGTTGGAGCAGATGGATCTTGTACGATATCTACCGTACTAAGATGAAAGTCGTCTTTGACATACATAACGCCGTTTTTATTCTCAAGGCTACCCATACCACGAGTTGATACACCTAGTTGAACGCCACCATCAAGAAGACCTTTTACGATCTGCCCCATAGGAGTTTCCAATATACGTGCCTTACCTACAACATCATTTCCAACCCAATTGAGTTCCGTGATGATGTGGGATACTTTATCTAGATTAACATTGGGACCATCTGGGTGGTTTAATTCGCCAACTGCTCGTCTAGTATTAACTTGTTCTGTAACATACTTGTGTACCGCTGATTCCATAATAGCTTTGGGGTAAACTCTTCCGTTACGATTTGTTTGCTCGGCTTGCATAAACACGCCTTCGATAAAGTGGTTCTGTCCACCCTTCTCTTTTGCCTCGGTAATAAATTCGAGGTCTTGGTCGTGATATTCTGCAATGAGCTTCATATTATTTCCTTACTTGGCTTTATACTGTTTGATAAATGCTAATCCCATTTTCTCAGCTTCTTTCTGAGTCTTATAGGAATCTAATTTTTCTCTATCAATGTATACAGTAAAAACACCTTTTTCTTTATGGATCATGAGTTCAGCTTTACCAACTCTTTTTGAAGATACGTGTTCACCCTTTGGGTGAGCCTTTATTTTTGTCTCGCGGAGTTGGAAAAACTGTTTCATGATTCTCTCTTAATCGTTAAGGTTATTTATAATAATTTAAACTTAGAGATATAATATTTCTTATTCAGTATCTTCATCGTCTGAATCTTCATCATCGTCTGAATCTTCTTCATCATCAAGATCATCGTCCCATTCAACATCATCGGGATTGTCTTCATCTTCACCAAACATGGCACCGGCCACAGCAATTTTTTCTTGGTCCATGGCATCTTGCATCTTAGTGTTTAGAACACTTTGAAATTCCGACTCAGCAGATACAAAGTCTTTACCTACAACGTGATTAATAAAATCATCAATGCTACTCATATTATTATCTCCATTTATTATTTGTTAGGATCTTCATTGCCTGGCTCTTCTGATGGCTCTTCTTGTTGAGGAGCATCATTCTGATCAGGTATATCTAGGGGTGGAATTTCACCCGCCGCGCGTTCAGCAGCGACTTGTTCTTTCATTTCCTGTATCTCTTCGTCGTCAAAGCGAAGAACATTCTTCATCACCCACTCACGTGAGAAATATTCTCCAATAAACTGATTAGTATCATTAAGAGTAGCAAGTCTACCGTTGAGAATCTCAGCTTCTTTTAGTTCAGTAAAGTGGTTGTCGCGGATAAAGTCAATAACAAGATCAGATCTCCAGACTTCCCAATCGTCTTCAGTAATAATCTTTTTAAGGATTAGCTGCTTCTTGAGAATGTTGAGAAACAAAGCACCAAAACGGCGACGAAGTCTGTCAATAAACTTCTGGAACTTCAACTCATCTCTTGAAATCTCTGAGGATCTTCCTAATGAGAAGGTCGATTCTTGCTCAAGTCTATTAACAGGAACATTTAACGAGCGGTATAGTTTCTTTTGAAAGTAGATGATGTCATCAATCTGACCTAAGTTTTCGCCACCTGGTAGTGTTGTAATTTCTGTACCTTTACCACCTTCTCTACGTGGCAACCAGAAGTCTTCGAGCATAGACATATGCTTGCGGTCATCCTTGATCTCGCCAGTAGATGCATCGTATACAATTTTATTCTTGTAACGAGTCATAATGTCTTTCATGTATTGTTCGGCTTTACCTCTTGGAAGGTTACCAACATCAACATAAAAGATTCTACGTTCAGGAGCTCTAGCAAGTCTATAAATGACTAGCGAGTCTTCCATCATACGCAATTGGTTAATTGGTTTAAGAGCTTTGTGAAGATAAGACACAACTTTTTTACGATGATCATCTAACAAACCAGAGGTCACATAGTTAATAGAGTCGGTAGAAATCTTAATAGCAGTGTTTGTCTGACCAGGTTTCTCTTCATATATGTAAAACTCTTCAACGCGTTCTACAATCGGGGCACCCGTTCTATCGTCTTTTTTCTTTTTTATTTGTTTTACTTTACGGATCTTTGTGGCATCGATCGGCCGGATCTCTTGGATACCCATACTCAATCTGCTTTCATCTACAATAAGATGATGGAACATTTTACCATCAACATACCAACGCTTGTAGATATCAGCGCCAAGTTCTGTAAAGTTTAGCATTGAAATAATATTGTCAAACTCTTCTGTCATTGTCTTCTTGACACTAGCACTTGCCTCGACCTTATCGAGATTCAGCTTGACATTAGCTTCCATTTCAGATGTAGAGATTGATTCATTTACAATCTCATCAATTGCCATATCCACCTCGGGATGGCCTGCGACAGCTCTATATCGCTGTAGCAATTGAATACTATCTTTTGAGTTGTCTCCATCAAAGTCAATGTATCCGCCATAATGAGAACCTGACGCAGTTACATATCCAGCACCATCATCATCGACGGGTGGAACGATTGAAGGTAATTGCTTTTTATCTTTAACGCCCGCGCGCTTTAATTCAAAACCAAATAATTTTACTATTGTGTTGTCCATGACATACCTTTAAAGAAGTTGGAGGGCCATTACAGCCCTCCGCTTAGGTGTATTTATCAGGTTGTTATACCTGCTGCTTCCCAGTATTGAATCTGGAATTCTACAGCAAACTCTTCAATTGTATCTGTAGCATCGTAGCTAAGATCAATCTGAGAAATACCTGTTGGGAAAGCACCACGGAAGTTATATGTCTTCAGGGTAGATCCGTCTTTGTCCAATTGCTCAACAGTCAGGTCAGCTGAGTAATCGATTGGGTTTGTTAAACCTGTATTTGTTGCATGCCCATTAATACCGTTCATCCAACGCTCTAAAGCGTTACGTGTACCAAAGTCTGTGTCGTTGATAATGGTCGGTGTCCACACATCAAATGTACGGTCGCCTGCCATTTTCAATTGCCGACCACGGAAAGGAACCATAATCATTCCTACTGTGGACGCTGGTAATGCAGCAGCCTTACACATGAATGATGTAAGTTCTACATCACCCTGTGCATAAGCTGGGAAGTTAATGGTCGCTTTAAACAGATTCGGTCTAGCGCCACCACCTTTAAGTTTTGACTTGAAATCGTCAACTCCTAGAATAGCCATTTGTTATTTCTCCTTAGCGCTATTATACTGTGCCAACAACTTCTTCAAACTCAACACCAGTTCTAACAGCTACGAAGTTAAGAGTAACGTAGTTGATAGAGCGGGCTGGTTTGATGAAGATGTTTGCAATGAATTCGTTACGATCGACAACAGCTGCTGTGTTATTTGTAGCGTCACATACAACACGGAAGTCTGTAATACCGCGGCGACCTTTGATTTCTCTCAGGAATGGCTCAGTGATGTTAACAAACTCGGCGCGAGTAAACTCGTCGTTGAATTCAAACATTACATTTCTAGCTGCCAAGGCGATTGCTCTTTCTACGACCAGGAACAATCTACGTACGTTAATACGATCAAATGCAGATGGTCTGCTCATGTGGGTTTTATCACCAAACAACAATACACCTTGACCAGGAATATTTGCTACAGGGTTGATACCAGCTTTATATAGGGTGTCTCTTTCCGCTTTGGTAGGAGAGTAAGCTAGAGCTGTAATGCCCAGATATGCGCCACGTCTTTGGCCTGCAGGAGAGAACCATGGAGCTGATTCTAGATCAGATGCAGCCATAATACCAGCTGTAGAAGAAGCAGCGGGGATGTGGATATACTGATCGTTATACTTATCATACACTTTCAAGAAGTTGTTGTCAACTATCAGATATGAAGAAAATGTGAATGCAGCTGCTGTAGTAGTGGTTGCGGTAACAGGCGTTGCATTGTTAATAATAGCAGCTCTATTAGGAGAGGCTACAACAACACAATCTTTACGAGTTGTACCAGCAATTGCTACTAGGTTGTTAACAACAGTTACATGACCTGCTTGTACAGACATGTTTGGGGCAATCAAGAAATCAACGGTGATTGTGTCAACATCGTTAAACAATGCATAACCAGACAAGAACTGAGTTGTTGTAAGAGCATTTGAATCATCGCCATTTGCTAATGATGACTTGAGTACACCTGTTGCAGAAGCATTAAATACCACTGTTCCATTATCAGTTATACTGGTACCAGCATTTGTTAGAGAGTCTAGTGTGCCTTCAAATGATGCTAAGTAAATATAAGAAGAACCGTTGTTAATTACATCTTTGACAAAATTGGATGAACCATCTGTTGTCTTAGCGTCAGATGCCAAAGAAACAAAAGCGTATCTTTCGAGGATGGTATTTGGCGTACCAGAGATAACGCCATCTTCGTCTATGACTACTACGTGGCACTCATCATTTG